TCATTTACTGCTAAACCAACTCTATAGTTTGCTTGATTATTATACTGTTCTAATATAAGAGTTTGTTGTTCTACTTTAACAAACTGACCTCTAATAAAATAAACACCTTCTTGTATCTGGAAACATGATCCAGTAGCAGCTGCATTTTGTGCTATTGTTACTGCAAATGGACTTCCAGAACTAATACTACTATTACCTAATAAACCAGAACTAATAGGTACATTAGATGTTAATTCTTCACCATCTGCAAAAGTTTGTGTTGCATTATTTGAAGTACTTGAACCAATATAAGCAACATATAAAGTTAAATTTCCTCTTTCAGAATCTTCTGCCGATAATACATTATCTACAACTGCAGTTACACCAGATGTTCTTCCTGTTATTTGTGTTCCAACTAATTGATCAACATATGCAGATACAGGTACTCCTTGAAAAGTATTTTGTAGTTGAATATTATAGTATAGTTTGTTATATCCAGTATTACCAGGTATTACTTTTGCACCTTCCTTAAAAAAATGTTGCCCAAACTTTTCAATCTGATTTTGTAAAATAGATTGGAGATTGTTAAGTTCTCTCGCCTGAACAGGATATCCAGGTTTAAACAGTACCTTATGATAACCACTATCATCTGAATAGTCGTCAAAATATGGCGATACGTTTAAATTCGTTTGCTGTGGCATGATTTTTTAGAACTGCAAAATAACTTTGATATCTTCTTTTTGATTTAATGACCTTGTAATAGATGGTCTATTATCAATGTAAATAATGTTTCCTGAATACTTTTTGGATTCAGGATTGGCAATGCCATTATTAAATGACTGTCCAAGGTAATACGTCTTACTATTTATTACGGTTGAGACACCTGTGAAGGAGGTATCTATTGCCAAATTAGACCCTGTAGAAGGAACAATAGTCAAGCTACCATTACCACTTGGAGTGCTAGTGAACTGATTCAAATTATATCCATAAGGTGGATTTGTTTGAGCAGTACCTACAGTATTAAATCCTGCCATAGTTCTGTCTTGCCAGAACTTCAATACTCCTGTATTTTGATCATAACTAATAACCTTTCCTAAAGCAGTAGAACCAGTTCCAATAGTTTGTTTAATTAATGAGTCTGCAGTAAATGTAGCAGAACTGTATCCAGCACCAGTTAAACGAAGAGCAGGAACTGCACTTGCTTTATCTAGTGTTAATAAGTTATTTGATCCAAATCCTTTGGGATCTTGAACCACACCGATTCTTGCTATTTGATTACCAGTAATAAAATCTGGGTTTTCTGCGTCATTTTCTATTCTAGAATAAAGTAGCACATTATATGCACCCAATTCCTCATAGATATCAGATCCATGTCCTCCTTGAGGTGAAATGATAACATCAAATGTAGGTACTGTTGTTCCAGTAGGAACTCCACCAGCAGCTAAATCAATATTACCATAAGAATAACCAGATCCTTGACTAGAAACAGTTATAGAATCAACTGTCTGGTCATTGGACATGATGACAGTGCATTCTCCACCAGAACCATCACCTTTAATAGGAACTCTTGTATAAACAGCACCAGCAGTTCCTAAACCCACTCCTCTATTTGTAATAGTAACTACTTTAATAGATCCATCTACTGCATTATCTCTTACTGCAGCATTATCTGCATCTGTATCCCAATTTGGAGGAACTGGAATAAAATCCGTTGATTCAAATTTTACAATATCACTTGGTTTAATAGTATAGAGATATTTCCATACATACCCATCTCCACTACTTCCCGCAACCTTTGGTTCTAAATCAGTAAATGTTGGTTCATCTAGTGATGGTCTACCATTAGGGTTTTCAGGATCAGTTCCGTTTTGCAAACACTCATATACTCTATAATCACTATTCAATACATAATAACTTGCTGAATATAAATTTGTAGCACCTGAAACAGCAGCAGTATTGGATCTTGTATAATCTCCACGATACATATCATAGGTTGTTCCAGAAGACCATAATCTTTTCTGAACTACTTGTCTTACATCTGAAGAAGTAATTTTCTTCAAAGCAATCATAGTATCCCAATAACTATTCTCCTGATCAAAACTATCTTTGGGTGAAGGAGGAGATGTATCCCAATCAGATTGTTGTTCTGTAGGATTAGGTAATCCAATAAAAGAATAATATGCATTGCTAGTAGAATTTACACCAGCAATAAAATTCTTTGCATTTAATATTCTAATCTTATCAGTTATAATTGCAGCCATTTTTGGAACTTTTTATTTATTTATTAAAGGTTTTATGAAGGTTTAGTCACAACACTATTTACCCGTGGATATTTTACACCATTAGGCCATAAATCTCTATTTCCATGATTATCATGTGGGAACGCAGTTCCACTTTGTGGTCTTTTATAAACATAAGCAGCATATCGATTATTAGAATCACCAAGATCAGTATATGGATCATCAACCATACCTTCACTAGTGTCAGCAACTTGATCTATACCAGCAGCTTCAATTACATATTGAACTGCATCTGCTTGTTTCATGTTAGGGTATTGTTCAGCAGCACATGCTAAAAGTCCAGCAACTTGAGGTGATGCCATACTGGTTCCACTTGACATTGCATTATAATAACTAGAGTCTCGTGAATCCGCATGTTGATTACTATATCCAGAACTAGAATTAGCTACAGATGATTGGATATATACGCCAGGTGCAAAAACATCAACTCGCTCTTCACAATTACTAAAGTATACTTTTCTATCGTTAGTATACATTGATATTGCACCTACAGATATAGAGTTACCATTTGAGGTTTCTGTATTACCAGGACTTGATCCTCGTGAACAATAATAAGAAACTCCATTTATCACAAGTATATTATCATAATCATTACCACCACTTTTATCAATTGGCCAATAACTATTTCCAGCAGATCCAACAAAAATTACCCCATCACCCATAGCATCTTCAATATCTGCATCTAGTGCTGCACTTCTCATACCTATACGAGGAAGTCTATCACTATTATATGGACTACCATAAGAAGAAGTAGGAACAGGAATTCTTCTAGATTGTAATGCTGTTCTTTTTTGAGCATCAGTCATACCACTCAAACTAGTAGCAACTCCTCTATATTTTACTTCATTAATATTAGATAATAAAACATTTCCATCCGTTGCCAAAGTACCCCAACTATTATTAACTATTGTTGGATTTCTTCTTCCAGTAGCAGCGTTAATTGGTTTATTATTATGAAAATGCCTAATATATTCAAATAAAACAGATGGCCAAGATATTCCACTTATTCCATTTCCTCCACCAGCAGTATTACCAAATTCCATATTATAAACATTGGCATCTCTTGCCCATCCTTGAGTATTTCCAGCAACCGTTCCTGCTACATGAGTTCCGTGACTACCCCTAACCGTAGCATAAGAATAATTTGCTGCAGTATTACCACTATAACCTAAAGCAGCACTATATTGAAACCAATTGAATTGATTACTACGAAGATTACCAGTTCCATCAGGATTTTCTCTAAACTCTGGATGACCAAAATTCATATGATAATCAACTATAACAACATCTACATTTTTACCAGAACTTGTTGTATTAAGAGTGCTAGTTATTTCCTCTGTTCCACCACTACCCCAATATGCTGTTTGTTGCCCATCAATACATCTTTTAATACCCCAATTTTTATCACCTGATTCATTTGGAACTTTATCCCATTTACCAGTTTGCGATTCATCCCAAAATACATCTGTATTTAATTCAACATTTTCTTCACATGCCTTTACTCTAGAATCATTCAATAATTCAGTTGCTTCAGCATCAGATAAAGTAAAAACCGTATTTCTACTTTGAGGTCTCATCAAATCACAGGTACATGCTCTACTAGGAACAGAACCACTTCCACTAGAAGCAGTCATTTCATTACAAAAAGTTGTTTTGTCAGAAAAATTATTAAGAGTGACTGTATACTCTTTCATTTATGCCTCCGCTTGTATTACATCTAGTGTAACTTGAATAGCCCGTGCTTGACTATCCTTGTTAGTCACTTTAGCAAGTATAGCGGTTGTTCCGCTTCCATTCCAACCAAAAACGCCAGGTGACATCAAGAATACAGATGATCCAGCAGTAGATGTTAAAACTTCTGCAATTACACCTGCACCTGGTAATGGATCTGTTCCCTCTGTTCTACTAGCATCAGAAGTTCTAGATGCAGCATCAACATAAAATCTAACCCAAGCAGGATGATTAACTGTTACTTTAAGTAAATGATATGCTTTATATCCAGTTATTGATAAATCTCCAGAAGCAGCAGCATTAAGACTAGCAGTAGTTGCTTGTACTGTTGTTCTAGATGCTAGTGATCCACCACCACCAGCAATAGTAATTGTTTTTACTGCACCAGTTCCACTTGCTACAACACCAGCTCCAGCAAAATTAAGAGTTGTGGCATTAGTTGATAGTGCTGAACCTTCATCCTGAACTACTATTCCAGAACCACCTGTACCATTAGATGCTGCAGTTATTCTACCTTGAGCATCAACTGTAATACTTGTATTTGTATATGAACCCGCACTAACTGCAGTATCTGCTATATTTAAAGTTACATCTCCTGTCGTTCCACCACCAGATAATCCAGTTCCAGCAGTAACTGCAGTTATATCGCCACCACCACCTCCACCGCCACTAGCAGTAATAGTTACTGCACCAGTAGAACCAGATACTGATATATTACTTCCTGCAATTATAGAAGTTACAATTCCTGTTATATTTGTACCATTAATTGCTGCTGCAGTTCCAGTTAGTTTAGATGCATTTAATGAAGTTATTCTACTAGCAGGGACTGTACCACTATTTAAATTACTTGCATTTAAATTACCACTAAATGAAGTAGCAGTTACAACACCACTGGCATTTATTTGATTAAAGACAGATGTTCCTGTGGTATCAATACCAGCAATACTTCCACCACCACCTCCTCCACTAGCATTAATAGTGACCGCACCAGTAGCACCAGATACCGTTACATTATTTCCTGCAACTATAGATGTTACAATTCCTGCTAACAAATTTGTTCCATCACCAATCAAATTATAAACTTCATTGAAATTAGAATTTACCGCATTTGCACCTGCCAAAAGAGTACTTCCATCTCCTGCATTTGGTGCTGAACCCGTGTTTATACCTACTTTAGCCATTATTGATACTTTAGGTTTGAAATATTTAGAATATCACTAAACATCATAATTTTTAGCATTGAGACTATTGGTTCTTGTTATAAGAGATCCAGTATTAATTCCAAGAACTCCATTCTCTCCAAAGAAAGGATATTGGTTAAGTTCAGATCTACCTTGAAGTTCTATTCTACCCCAACTAAAGTTACCCAAGAATGCACGGTTGATAAATCCACCAGTGTATCCCATTCCCGTATTTGCACCACCACCTAAATCAGAATTTTCATTATCAAAAGTATAATTTGTAGAATCAAAATATATTGAATTTGATGAGAAAGTAAATGTAGATATTCCACTTATTTTACTTTGAACTCTAACTACATTTGTTAAAGCAGTTCCAACAGTAGATATTCCAATATGGGTATTTGCAACACTAACAACAGTTGCCGATTCAACTTGATAAACATTATCAAAGAAAGATCTACCAGTCGCAACTATAGTATCATCAAGTGCTCTTGATATTATAGAAGTTTGTGCGAATCCAATATTTGAATTATTAACTATAAAGTAGTCACCAACACTAATACCACTTAATGTTGTTGCTGTACCTACAATATCAGTATCTCTGAGGAATGAATCTTGAGGGATATAGAAATCAAATATTAGTTTGTCTAAATTTGATACTACAGTTGTTCCAAATCCAACAACAGTTCCAGAATCGCCATTGTATGAAAGAACATCATTGGTTTCAGAAACTAATGAAGGAGGATCAATAAGAACCTGTGGGGCAGTTGTATATCCTGTTCCACCCGATGTTACTGTAACACCCGTTACAGACCCGTTAGATACCGTAGCAGTAGCAGTAGCAGTAGAACCCAATCCTACTGGAGTTTGTACTGAAACTGAAGGTGTAGAAGTATATCCTTTTCCTCCATCAGAAATTGCGATAGATGAAACTGAATTACTTGATATAGAAGCAGAAACGGTTGCACCAACTATAGGATTTTGATCAACTAAAGTAACCTTATCTTGTAAAGTTGTACGAATACTTTGATCAGGATTTTCATTTGTAGGATCAAAGAATGGTCGAACACTCTCAACATAAATTGTTGTTGATCCAATTCCAACAGTTTTTAAGACATTTGCTGCTGGATATATTCTTGGTTCATATAAATCTCTATCCTTACCAACATGAAGATCATTAATAATTCTATCTTCAGTTTGTTTATGCCAAGTAACAGGTCTTACTAAAGTTTCATCTTCAGTATTTCCTGGTCCAAAGTATGGGTTAGTAGTAACTATATCAGTAGAATCAACTCTCAATACAGATCTTTGATCTTCTTCTAACCAAGGTTCTTGACCTTTAGTAGAATCATAAGTTATTTGTAAATCATCACCAATCTTAACTGTTTCAATAATATCTCTTGACTTAACATCAATACCACCACTTCCTTTATAGAAGATAATCTTACAAGTATCTCCTGCTTTAGGTGGTTCTGTAAATGTAATAAGACTTCCACCTTCAAAAGTATATCCTTTACCAGGAACCTGAAGAATATCATTGACGAATACCAGTATAACATCTTGAACATCTATCTTGGATCCTTTAGCAGCTCTGATAGAAATAATTTCATCATTCAACTTCAATTGGAATGTCATTGTATCACCATCAAACTCACCTTGAGGTGTATCTAATGCTTGTAAAGTTCCTACAGACCAACCTGTAAATTCATCAGTAAATATCTCATCTATAGTAAGTTGGAATTCCTTATATGTTGAAGTAGTAGGTATTCCCGTTGCTCCACCAATAGGAAGTCTTAAAATTTCACCAATACCATAACCATATCCAGTATTCTGAATACTAAAGTCAACTACACTAGATCCTTGTCCAACAACAACATCAACAGTTGCATCAGATCCAACTCCACTCACAGAATCAGAACTATATGAAAGAGGAATATTTGTATATGAAAGAGGTTCGTCAAATATTACATCTAATGGTTTTTCTACTGTTCCACCTCTAGCATAGAAGTGTGCTGTAGTAGAAATTCCACTATTAATAGTAAATGAATAGTTATCAATAATTCCTAATACATTAGTTCCCCCTGCAGCAGGGTCTGTTCCACTTGCAGAGTTATTAACATCTCTAGGTGCTATAATAACTCCTTGAACTTTACCACCAGACTTATAGAATGTTGGAACAGTTGATACTCCAACATTTACATCAAACTTGGTTGGACTATTAACACCAATAACTTTCAATCCATTATATCCAGGATCACCTGCTCTAGGATATTTGTGCTCGGTTGCATTTCCATCTTTAGAACATGTAAATACTAAAGATTCTTTTGCTATCTTAATACTAGTTCCAGCAGTTAAACCATGAGAACCAATTGTCAGATCTAATTGACCTGTTCCTGCATTATATGAAGCACCACTTACATTATACTTAACTTCAGGTGATGATCCAACATTAATAGTAAGAGTATTTTCAGTTGTTGAAGCAATAGAAACAGCAGTGTTAGCTATTGGATCAGTGCTTCTTGGATATGTGTGTTTAGTACTATGATCATCCATATCACAAGTAAATGTCAAAGCATTATCTGGTATCCTGATAGACACTCCAGATTTTAAACCATGATTTGGACTTGTTAATACTAAAGTTCCGTTTGCAGGATCATAAGTAGCATC